GAAAATGTCCACTAAACACATATTCTTGATTTTTAAAATGTTGAGGCCGCAAGTCGCCATGGTCTGGCATTTGTACCATTGCATTCATATAAAAACTTGGAAGTTCAAAATGGCCAAACAAATATTTAGATTTTATGTTTTCAATTTTTTTCCATTCGTCGCCTACTAGCCAAGGAACAAGGGCAACATCGTCTTCTTCGTAAATTGAATCAACTACAGTAATACCAGGAATATGTTTTGCAAATTCTGTTGAACTCACATCACGTTTGTCTTTGTAGTACAAATCGTGATTGCCAACAAACATATAAAACTTATCAAATGCTTTACCTAGTTTTTCAAGACTTCGGATAGTAGCATCCATAGTCGTAAGGTTAAGGCTATTTCTATTATGATGCCAGTCGCCACAAAAAATTGCAGTTTCGCAATTATTTTCTTGCGCTTGTTCAATGAACCAATCTACAAATTCTTCACAATCATTGTTGTGTACTTTACTGTTGCCTTTTAATCCAAAGTGGATATCGGTAAAAACCGCCGCTTTTCTAAACAAACCGTAATTTCTCCATGTTAATCAACTAACATGATACATTCTTTTTGTATCAGTGTCAACTATTTTTTAGCCGGATCTAATCCTTCGCGTTTCATTGCAGCTTCCCATTCTCCAGCATGTTGTCTAGTATAACTTGGGTTCATATCATTCATTTCAAGTATGTCGTCTCTAATATTCTGATTGCGTTTTTCTATATTGATGACACGTACAAATGAGTTAGTGACAGCGGCTGTATAATATGCAAATGGATTTTGTGATTTACTTTCGTCAAACTGCAAGCCGATCTGTGCAAGTTGCAATATTGCTTGACCTCGCATTTCGTCATTGTAGGTGTATCCACGGACGTTGCCTCTTGTAGCATATCGATCGCATAACTTCATCCACATCATAGCAAGTTTGTTTGTTGCTTTACCCTTTTTAAGAGCAAAGTAACCGTTTTCCATGCCGCCTTCCCAATGACTTTTACCAACACATACTAATTCGCCTTCTTCATTAAATTTATAATGTTTAAATGGGGGAAAGTTTAATTTTACCTTTGTGTCTGCGATAGTCTTTGGGTTCTTTTTACGACCGGGCTCTTCAGGGATATGGTCATAAGTCATAATTCTAAATATAAGTTCTTCTTTTGTTATTTTTCTGTAGTCTACAGCACAATCTGCTTGCTTTATTTTTTCTCCTGCTTCTTTACGTGCAACATATTCTGCGTCTCCTAGTCGTTTTGCTTTATTACGTTTTGCTTCGGCAATAGTTCTTATATTGATTTTATCTATGCTTTCTAAAATTATATCGTATTGATTATATTCAGGGTCAACAAAGCTACAAAAACTAGACTTAGATTTATGTATTTCTTTTAAAATGTCTTTATTATTAAGATAATTAGTTTTCCTCATTCAAGTCTCCAAGTTATATGTCTATTATAAACTACGCAGTTAATTTTGTCAACTAAATACTTATGATATCGGAGAAAAAAATTATGGCTTTTAACCCTTTGCAATCAGTAGAAAAATTTGTCGGTTCAGCTGCTTTAAAAGTAGGTGATGGCGTCAAAAATGCAGTAGTTGGTACAGTAAGAGAAACAGTTTCTGACTTTGTAGAAGATACTGGGTTCGGCAAAGCTCTTAGAGCAATCAATCTTATACCTGGCGCTAATCCTTCTGGACTATCTTTTACGGACGGTTCCTGGGGAAGTTCAAATGATAATGATTGGCGTGTGCGTTTAAGTATTCCTAGTTCTTTCAAAGGTAGTCCTGTATTAACACCGTTGCTCGAAACTAACGGTTTAACTTGGCCATATACTCCACAAATTATGATTGAGCATTCAGCAAACTATAACTCTATAACTCCTATACATAATAATTATCCTTATTATGCATATCAGAACTCACAAGTGAATAGTTTGACAGTGATGGGCGATTTTTTGATTGAAAACGCTTTAGAAGGCGAATATTGGCTCGCAGCAGTCCATTATTTACGTAGTGTTACTAAAATGGCATACGGAAACACAAGTAATCAGGGGTCACCGCCTCCAGTAGTAAGGTTAAACGGGTATGGTGATTATGTCTTTAAAAATGTTCCAGTTGTAGTACAACAGTTTACGGTAGAACTACCAAGTGATGTTGACTATATACAAGTAGGCGCCGCAGCAAATGGTGCTTGGGTTCCTACAAAGTCTTCAATATCTGCAATGCTTACGCCTATCTATAGCAGACGAGATGTTTCCAGATTTAACCTTGATGCGTTTGTTAGAGGAGACTATGTGTTTAACGGAAAAGGATTTATCTAATGGCAGCATATACTTCAGATAGCCCTTATTATAGCACAGCTACAGTCAACGGACAGTACTTAGACATATTAAGAATACGACCTATCCCTGCTGAATCAGACGATATCTTGTATACTATAGAATCTCAATATGCGTATAGACCAGATTTATTAGCATATGACCTCTATGGATCAAATAAACTTTGGTGGGTATTTGCCCAAAGAAATATGGATGTTATAAAAGATCCTGTATACGATATGATTCCTGGCACAGAAATTTACCTACCCAAAGGCGACAGTCTTGCATCTAGACTAGGAACATAATAATGGCCGGATTTAAACCGCAAAATATTGCCGCAAGGGCTAACAAAGTTGGATCTACAATAAATGCTACTGCTAATAGATTGGCAGCAGATATTAAGAATTCGTCTAATATTTCAGTTGACGGTATTGCTAGTGCTGTAGAAGGAACAGCAGCTGAATTGGCTTCAGCTATCACAAACCCATTAAACAATTTAGCATCTCAGTTTAGCAGTGCATTGGGACAGATTTCCGGAGGATTAGGTGGTTTATTAGGAGGCATACTAGGGGGATTTCCACCCTGGCCAAATGAATTAGAACAGTTTGCTTCATATAATTATATCTTTGGGCTACATTGTTTAACAAACGATGAAATAAACAATCCTGACGTTACTTATAGGATTTTTGAGCCGCCTATTACTATTTTAAAAAGTGGAGGCAGTGGTTATAAAAAAATTAGAACTCTATACGAAACTAGAGGAGCTACCGAATTTTATATTGATGACGTCCGTATTGAAAGTATAATTACTCCTAACAACAAAACAAAACAATCAAATGCAACTTTAGTAACATTTGAAGTTACAGAGCCGCACAGTATGGGCATGTTTTTGCAAACTTTACAAATGGCAGCGTTGACAGCCGGACATAAAAATTATTTAGAAGCTCCTTTTTTATTGACAATAGAATTTAAAGGGTATGATAGCAATGGCAATGCAATAGCATCTAGGAATTCACGCAGACTTATTCCTTTAAACTTAACTAATGCAACATTTAATGTTACCGAAGGCGGAAGCGTATATTCTGTTGAGGCTGTTCCTTGGGCAGAAAAGGCTATGTCAGATCAAGTCCAAAGTGTTAAAACAGATGTTTCTATTACAGGCGAAAATGTACAAGAACTACTACAAGGTCCAGGCGGATTAGCTAGTGTATTAAATGATAGACTTTTAAGAACGCAAGAAGCTGGACAAATTAGTAAAGCTGATCAGTATGTTTTTGTATTTCCTACTAAAGATTCTAGTTTAGAAGAGGGATTAACAGGATCAAAAGAAGAAGATGCCGGAGCAACATCCAAAGAAGGCGAACTTAAAGAATTTACTGAGGATGAAAAATTAGAAATTTATGAAAGTTTGACAGGTATTTCTAACGGGAAGTTGCCTGTAGATTTTGATCAAAAGATACAGGAATTGTTAGGGGTTGTGATTACTAGATCTCAATTAGGAGAAACAATAAGAGACTATGCCGAAAATGAAGAAAATATTAACGACATAGGCAAAGCAGAAATTGTTAAAAGTTATCTTGAAGGTGGTGCAGTTCCGTTTGGCGAAGCAAAATTTTCAGAAGTAGAAGGCAAACCAGGGACATTTCAGCGCGGCAAAGTGCAAATATCTGACAAAGGTAAAACTCTAAGTTTTCCTAAATCTAGTAGAATACAAGACATTATTGAAGAGGTTATCTTATTGAGCGATTACGGTAGACAAATTGCTACAGCTGAACCTGATCAAAATAATATGGTTCCTTGGTTTAAAATTGAACCACAAATGTATAATGTCACCGACACAGAAACAAGCGACCAAACAGGTAGGTCTCCAAGAATTTATGTTTATAGAGTTGTGCCTTACATGGTTTCACAAAGTAGATTTGCATCCCCTACAAAGCCTAGCCCTAAGCAAGCATTGGCTAAAGTACAGGCAGCTAAAGAATACAATTATATCTATACAGGAAAAAATAAAGATATACTTGAGTTTGATATTCAGATTGATTCTGCATTTTTTGTTGCATTAAATCCTATGCGGGCACAAGCATCTGCATCTCAAAAGCAAGGTGGTAAGACAGCAATAGCAGAAGCAGAAAAAAAGACAGTAAAGAAATTAAATGAGGGAGATACACAAACAACAAGTGCATCGGGCAGCAAAAAAGTTGAAGAAGGCGATAAACCTAAAAGTGGAACGCATTCTGGCGGCACAGAACATGCAGAAACACAGGTTGCTAGAGACGTAAATGAAGCAATTTTAAACAGTCCTTCGGACTTAGTTAATGTACAAATGAAAATTTGGGGAGATCCTTTTTATCTGTCAGACAGCGGAATGGGTAACTATAATGCAGGTAGCACAGGTTTTATCAACCTTAATAGAAATGGCACAATGAATTATCAAAGCTCGGAAGTTGATGTTACATTAAACTTCAAAACTCCTATTGATTATAAAGGAGACGGCTGGATGGAATTTCCAGGAGGAGGATTTGCTCCTGTAGCTGCATTTTCAGGTTTATACCAAGTTGTATTAGTTGTACATAGTTTCAGCAAAGGAATGTTTACTCAAGAATTAGATATGATTAGGCGACCGTTGCAAGATACTGAAACAACAGTCCAGGCTGTTCCTGGAGGAAATGCAATTATGGTGGATGGTGCAGAAGAAAACAAAATTGATCAGGTAGAAGGTACATAATATGTCTAAGATAACAAGAACGCCGTCGGAAAATTTAGCAAATGCCGGACCTTACAAAGCTGTTATAGTCAATCACCTTGATCCTAAAAATATGGGCAATTTAGAAGTTGAATTGCTAAAAGCAAATGATTCTGGAAATATGAGTGAGCGCACCGGTCAAATTGTTCCGGTATCTTATTTGTCCCCATTTTATGGAGTAAGCCCGTATAAAGATTTAACAAAAAACGAAGGATACCAATACACCCAAAAAAGTTACGGATTTTGGGCTGTACCGCCCGACGTTGGTACAGAAGTTTTAGTTGTTTTTGCTGAAGGAAATTTTAGTCAAGGCTATTGGATAGGTTGTATACAAGACGAACATATGAATTTTATGCTTCCAGGTTATGCAGCAACTTCTTTTAACGATGATAGTACATCAAAAAAAATACCCACCGGCGAATACAATAAAAAAATAGAAACAGCGGCAAAAAAAGACAGCACGAAATTTATTAAACCTCATAGCACTGATGCAAAAACAATTTTAGAAACACAAGGATTGTTAAATGACGATACTAGGGGTGTTACTAGTTCTAGTGCTAGGAGAGAAACACCTAGTCATGTGTTTGGTATCAGTACAGGCGGCCCGCAAGATAGACGTCCCGGATCTCCAAAAGGAAAATATGGAAAAATAGGTGCTCAGAGCGATGTACCATTTAGCAGACTCGGCGGGTCTAGTTTTGTTATGGACGACGGTGATGCGTCATTGTTACGTAAAGGTCCAGCAAGCACTACACCTCCTGATTATGCTGTAGTTGAATTAGGTGAAGAAGGCGATCCAACATTACCGCATAATGAATTAGTAAGAATTAAAACTAGAACAGGGCATCAGATACTGATGCATAATACAGAAGACTTAATTTATATAGGCAACGCAAGAGGAACAACTTGGATAGAATTAACTTCAAATGGCAAGATAGATATTTTTGCGCAAGATAGTATTAGCATTCACACGGAGGCAGATCTAAACATTAAAGCAGATAAAAATGTCAATATAGAAGCAGGAGAAGATATTAATTTAAAAGCAGGTGCTAATGGAAATTTGACAGCAGTAGGAACCACGAATATAAAATCTGCACATCATATCGAAAAGGCAGGTAAAATCGACATGAATGGACCTGACGCTGCGGAAGCATTAGCAAGCCAGCGTGTTCCTCAACATGAACCGTGGGACGGGCATGAAAACTTACATGGTACACCTTTGACCCCGGCTCCTGATACATTTAAAAAGCCGACTTAGTAAAGGTTAAATATAGTTATGAGTACAAGAGAAAAAAATCTATATAAACAGGTCCTTGTTAAAGGAGCTAAAAAAGATACAAATCCTCCTGGTAGCCGGGCTTATAGAGGAACTAGCACAGTTAATCCTGACGGAACAAGTTGGACCCTTTACGACATTGCACTCATTAAACAAGATATTATAAATCATTTTCATATTAGACAAGGTGAAAAATTAAGCGATCCAGAGTTTGGAACAATAATATGGGACGTT